ACTGGCCATGCTGCGAGGAAGAAGTGCAGTGAACGGGAGTTGTTGAAGGAAGCGTATTGGAAGATTAGACGACCAAAATAACCGTGTGCGGCGACAATGTTGTAGGTCTCTTCTTCTTGACCAAACTTGTAACCGTAGTTCTGGGACTCGTTCTCAGTGGTTTCACGAACCAAGGAGGAAGTAACCAGCGAACCGTGCATTGCACTGAACAGAGAACCACCGAACACACCTGCTACGCCGAGCATGTGGAAGGGGTGCATGAGAATGTTGTGCTCTGCTTGGAAAACAAGCATGTAGTTGAAAGTACCAGAGATACCGAGAGGCATAGCGTCAGAGAAAGAACCCTGACCGAAAGGATAGACAAGGAAAACTGCGGATGCTGCTGCGACAGGAGCAGAGTAAGCAACGCAAATCCAGGGACGCATACCCAGGCGGTAAGAAAGTTCCCACTCACGACCCATGTAAGCATAGATGCCAATCAGGAAGTGGAAGATAACGAGTTGGAAAGGACCACCGTTATAGAGCCACTCATCGAGAGATGCTGCTTCCCAGATGGGATAGAAGTGAAGTCCGATTGCATTAGAACTAGGGACAACAGCACCAGAGATGATGTTGTTTCCATACATTAAAGAACCAGCAACAGGTTCACGAATGCCGTCGATATCGACAGGAGGAGCAGCGATGAAGGCGACGATGAAGCAAATAGTTGCTGCAAGCAGCGTAGGAATCATCAGGACGCCGAACCAACCGACATAAAGACGGTTGTTTGTGGACGTAACCCAGGAACAAAACTGTTCCCAGTTGGACTCGCTCTGTTGGCGAGTAAGAATAGATTGAGCCATTGTAATCGAAAAAGGGTAGGTAAAAGTGCGGGGAACACTAGTAGTATTATTCCTGCGACACCCTCCGCCACAGGTATGAGAGGCGTATTTTACTTGGATAGCCTCGGTAAGGTGGTTAGACCCGTTTCTCCAAGTTTACAAGAGATTAAAAAACGTTACATTTCTTAACTCGTTGATGTATTTAGTATACTTCGGTTTCCCGTATCTGTCAACCCCTCGTTTGGATTGAAGTGGTGTGTCCCGAAGACCCCTGTATTATAGCATAAAAAGGGAGGGTGTGAACCCTCCAAAAATCAAACTGCTGTTGTGGTTATATTTCCTGAATCATCAACCACTATTCGATATGCTGTTCCATTAGGTGATGTGAGAACAACTCCTCTTGTATTTCCAATACCAACATAAAGATCTGAGTCCCGAACATCAAGACCATATTTTTGTGCTGGATGCGATTTTCTGGGAGAATATGTGTCGAGTCCAATATTAAACCCAGATATTTTCATTGTCGTGGCATATCCGGCAGATGCAATTCCACTATAACCAGTAAGGTCAAATGGTCTGCTAAATGATGCAATTATTGATGAACTAAAACCAGCACCAGCATATCCAGGACCAGACTGATATGCGTAAAGATCAAGAAACTGTCTTCCTTCAGCTTTCATCACAATATCTCCACCACCAATTGCACCAGATGAAGATCGCTTATCACCATCTAAGGTAAAAGTATTCCAAATGGTAAAGTGGGTTGGATTGGTAGTTCCTAAACCAAGGTCACCTTCATTTGTGAAAACAAATTTATTGCAGGTATCAATACCAACACCACTGGCAGCGGTTCCTGATCCAGAAACAGTAAGAGGATTATATCCAGGAAGACCAGGACCAGACTTAGAAATAACATTAGTATTAATTGCAACATTAATGTTGGTATAAATGCCAACTCTTATATCTGATTCAAAACTATCAACCCAAGGTCCATTACTGATAAATTCAAACTTACCAAGACCATGATTATATCTTAAAAACTTACCATCATATGCAGCAGCATTGGTAGCAATTCCAACAACATCATCAAGATATTTCAGGTTGACTTCACCACCACCACCGAGTGTAGAGAGTTGTTCTTCAATACGATTGAGGAACAGGCGATAGTGATCTTTTAATTGGTCTGGAGTAACGAACTCAGTATTACTGATAGCATCTGGAGTAACTGGTTCATTCAGCAGACCTTCATTCAAATTCTCACTGAGATGTTGATATGATTCTGCAACTAAATCAATTTTGCTTTCAATCCTATCAATAGCAACTGGTCGCTTTTGCAACTCCTCATTAATCTGTTTTCTCAGTTCAACAATTTTATTAGAGTGAGTTGCAATATATTTTTCTACTAACTGAATATCGCTCGATAATTTTTTAATTTGACGTATCTCAGTCTGATACATCTCTTGGATTGTTTGTTGAGCACGAACAATGTGCTCATCAATTCTTTCATACAGTTCTTTCTTGAGGACACTAACTCTACCCTCAATCTTTAACTGTGAGGTATTGACAAGTTTCTTACACTTTGCAAGTTCTTCATAGACACCTTGAATATCTGTCTCATGCTTCTTTTCAATTCTTGCTTGGAGATTCTTAAAAATCTCATCAATCATTGATGCAGAAAAAGAAACTGAGAAGTTTCCACCAGGAGTTCCACCAGTTAACTCATGAGTTTCCTGAAGTGTTTCGAATCTATCGATTTCTTCTACAATCTGGGATACTTTCTGTACACCAAATAAATCTGTCGGTTTCTTAAGTGCCACTACTTATAACTATTATTTGATATCAAGTATTTATTATACCCTGTATTCTTCTATTTTGTCCAGCACTCTATTGAGATATTTCTGTGCTATCGCTTTTTCTCCAGGATATCCTTCATCAGAATCAACCTGATGCTTTAACTTAAGAATGTAACACTTCAACTCATCCTTATTCAATTGACCGCGTGGCATAATACTAAAAAACTCCGCCCCTTATATAGAGCGGAGTTCAAAAGTTATACTGGGTTATATGAGGGAATCATCATACCTCCACCATAGTCATCATCGTCGTCAGCACCATCACTAAGGGCGCTGATGAATATCCACATCCCTAGCATCATGGTTGCCAACAACAACATCACCATACTCCGGGAATAATTTGCCCCGTGGTGAAGTAGGCACCGAAGGCGGCGACAATACCAAGCATTGCTGCCCAACCATTAATACGTTCTGCTTTTTCGTTCATTGTTTTTCTCCTCTAGGGTTTTGTTTGTAATGATAATTTTTTCACCATCGTGGGTGAACTGTAACTCATCATCGGGATGCCACATTAACTCTTCGTACATGTCGTCAAGTTTTTGGATATCCTCCCATAGTGCGTTTGGATTAGGCATACTGATTAAACATCTTACGAATATTTTGGGTGATTCCCATACCACCAATGAACTCTTCTAGTTTATTTCCTTCTTCATCAGTAATGATGAGAACAGGAGTTGCGGTTACACCGTAACGCTTGGCAAGGTCAAGGTTCTCTTGTGGAATGGGGACATCACTTACATCTTCAAGGTCAACCTTTTCAAGAAGACTGGTACGATTATCTTTGATGGAACGCATATACTTGTCCACTAACATACATGGACCGCAGGATTCTTTTGAGAAAAGATAAAACTTTGCCATCAGTAAAGGTTTTCCTCTTGATCGGTTTGAATCACACAATCAGAAGTAGGATATGCAACACAAGTCAGAACGAATCCTTCATCAATTTGGTCATCATCCAAGAAAGATTGGTCGGACTGATCAACAGTACCAGAGAGAATTTTGCCAGCACAAGATGAACAAGCACCTGCACGGCAAGAATAATTCAAATCAATTCCTTGCTCCTCTGCGGCGTCCAGGATGTACTGGTCGTCTTCGCAAGTGATGGTTTGTTCTCCATCAGGAGTTTGGAGAGTGATGTTATAAGCCATTGTTTTTAGTAAGTTTCAGATAATTGTTCAACAGAGTACGCCAACAAAACGAAGAAGGCGATACTAGTGATTGTAAAGCAAATCTGTACCATTGTCAAATGCCAAAGGCACCGAAGAAGAACAGACTGCCAGTGGTTGCATACGAAATGACTGCAGCAGCAAACCCAAGCATAGCAACACGACCATTCAGTTTTTCGGCACGCTCATTGTGTGACTCAAAACCATAGCGTTCACGATCTTCATCAGTCATATACATTGCAGGCTCGGTAGCAAACATATTCATTTGCCCGAACTCGTTTTTTGTTACAGTCATTTTACATTGTGTTGTAAATCTTTACATATTATATAGCAAAAAGAAAGGGGAGTCAATCTCCCCTTGTAGTAGTTTATACTTATTTGCCCTCAAATCCAGGAGGAAGTCTTCCAAGATAAGGATTATAATCAAAAAATTGATTCCAGTCATCAATATTTTTGGATTCATATCTCCAAAATTGCCACAGTCCATCATGACTACTCTTATGAAATACATCCACATGAATGTCATGGATGTCCGATCCTAACTCAATCTTATACAGAAAAAGTGGAATAGCAAATGTATTTCCAGAGTTGTAAATTAAATCATCAGCAACTGCACGAGGTTTCATCCCCTGGTCAAGTTTGTACTTATCTCCCCGACAGTGAAGGTCCACCAACTTTTGTGCATGGCGTCTGGTGATTAAGTAACAAGCAGTAGAAAAATCATTGACAAAGCGTTTATGAATCTGCACAGTAATCTGAGCAGGATTAATGATTGCAAGTTGAACTACGTCATAATCATAAGGAATCTTAGAATAAAAATCTTTCCAAGTAAATCCCCAGTGAGATACAGTTAACAAATCACAATCATCTTCCATCATCAAAGCACAAGGTGCATCTGTTTCCAGAAACATCTTCATTGCTTTAAGGTGTGAAGTAACACACCCAACTTCACCAGATGTCATCTGGTCTGGGTACTTTCCCCTGAGAATCTCACTTAAATCATTATCACCTCTGCCATCATATGCAGAGACGCGTTGATAGTTTTCTATTTCCCAGTACTTATACTGGTCCTCCATAGATTTCCATCTATCAGGTTTTTCATCAAGATTGATACAATAAACTGGAGGAAGACCCTTCAGTTTATATACAGCTTTGTTTTTATCCATCAATCCACTCTTCAAGTTTAATTCTGGGTTTCCATCCAAAAGCACCATAAATTTTATCGCAATTTGCTAGGGTCACACGACACTCACCAGGACGTGCAGGAATATTAGTTGTGTTATCAGAAATCATAGCAGCAATTTGATTTACTGAATAGTTGGTTCCACTACCAACGTTATACACTTGTCCATAGTATTCATCATCTTGAATAGCGATTGCTGCCATAATATTAGCATTTACTACATCACTTACATGAACAAAATCTCTACGCTGCTCACCATCACCCACAATAGTTAGGGGTTCACCAGCATCACGCTGGCGGGTAAAGATACCCATCACAGGAGCATATTGCCCACTGGTAGGTTGCCCTGGACCATATACATTGAAGTAACGAAGAATCACCGTCTTCAATCCATACAAATCAGTATAGGTCTTACACCACTTCTCTCCATTTACCTTAGATACAGAATATGGATTCAAACAATCATCAGGTTGAGTTTCTACATTAGGAAACTCATTGTTTCCATATGCAGCAGAAGTTGATGAATAAACAAATCTTTTTACACCACACTCTCTTGCTGCCTGTAAAAGAGTGCAGGTTCCAAGTTCATTCGTGCTTGCTGCTTGAATAGGATTATCAATACAAGTTCCAATCTTAGACTCTGCTGCAAGATGGAATACAAAATCCACACCTTCCATCAGAGTTTTCATTAACTCATAATCCCTAATATCACCTTTGACTCTGTTTACAGAATCGACGTGATGAAAATCATCAGGTGCATTTGTATTATCTACAGATACAACCGAATGTCCAAGTTTTTTTAATTGCTCTACAAGATTAGAACCAATAAATCCCCTACCACCAGTAACTAAAGACTTCATACAACCTTCTGCATAAGAACTTGATATTCATCCATTATAATTTCAAATCCATTTTTCTGCAAGTATGGGATAGAATACTTTGCTTTACCATACTCATTATCATTCTGCTTCATTGATTGTGGATTTCTAACATCATCAATCAAAACAATTCCATCTTCAGAAATCAAATTATTTTCAACAAGAATCTTAGATTCTCTAAGATGTAATTGTGCAGTTGGTTCAATGGGTGTCACATCACCAGTGTCCATATAGAGAAAGTCAATTTGACCTTCACCAGATTCTAGAAACTCTTCAGAAGACATAACAAAGTGTTCAATATTAGACAAACCTTCTGTCATAACTTTAGAACGAGTAATATGATTTGGCATCAAGTCAATTGATATCATTTCAATATCAGTTCCTTGAATCAGTTCTCCAAACACACGGGTAAAGCACCCAGCAGACCAATCCCATACTTCTGGATTATCTGGTTGCCAGTAAGATGAATCATCATCATTACAACCAGGAAACTGCCCATCAACAAAACTACGGGATGTTCCAAGTTCAACAATCGTCTTTAACTTTTTCTTCTTTACCCAATCCCAACAATACTTAAATGTATCATATCGAAACTTGGGAACACGACCATAGTTCTCAGTGAAGACTTCATCAGAATAGTATGGAGCAAAAGCACCATCCATAAACTTTTTATACTTCTTCATGCTTTTCTCAGAACATCAATAATAACATCAGAACCATCAAGAGTGGAATCAACCCAAAAAGTAGTGCCACAATAACTTTCTTCTTTGTGAATTTCAATATAATTTTCTGGAGGAGTTACAATATTATATCCGTAGATATTCTTAATAACTCTACCAGTTCTATCACTATCATGGCAAGCAATGATAGGAGCATGACCAAATGCAAAGTTGACAATATCTCCTCTATTATGAATTCCTGCGTCAACAAAAATCACATCGTGCTCTTTACCTTCCATAAAAGGATTTACTATATCACCTAAAACTGAAAGATAAGAAACATCCTGAAGAGGATACTGATTATCAATAGCATCTTGATTTGATTTTACAATCTCATCAGGCACTTGTATATAATTCAACTCCCAGTTCTTATAGTCTTTCAGAGTTTCCTTAGTTTGATTAGTCCACTCTAGATTATAATCACCAAGCGAAAGTTCTACCGAAGTAACTTGCTTTGCATTATCACAAATAAATTCTGTCCCAACACCAAGACCAAACTCCAAAAAAGAATTAACTTCTATGGTATCAAAAAGACTTTTGAAATAAGGAACCCAATCTTGAGCGATTGTTAGATTGTATTGTTTTTCAGTCATAAACTTTTTTCCATTGATTAAGAGTTTTTTCTTTATGAGATTGAGCACATTCGGACATTATATCACGAATATCTTCTTTGTTATCTTTCACCATTTGAACAGCATCACCAATACCATCTAAATCTTCAAAGTAAACGGCAAACTTTTCATAGTCTTCATTATACCATTCACAATATTTTACTGTTTCTTCAGAAACACCTGTGCTAAAAAAATAGTTAGGTTGTCTGGAAAGTTCTAACAAAAGTCCTTCCGTTGGAAGAATGACTGGCATCTGCATTTGCATTAGTTCAAATGTAGTGAACTTTGAATATGCATCAGGAAACATTAGAAAGCATTCATAACTCTTAGAAAGTGTTTTGAGTTCTTCTGCACCACGATACTTTGCATGTCTAGCAACTAAACCAAAAGACTCACACAACCCCTTTGAATTTTGAAAATTGTTATCATTGTGATATCTTGATACTAAAACATCACCAGCAGAGTCATCGAACTTGTAATCACCATCAAATCCTACAGAGTAATCTTCGTCCTCACATAGAGGATCTGAGATAGTTAGACCGATAGGTTTGATAGTTTCATATTGAGTATCAATCCCATATCTGTTCAACCACAACTTTTCAAAATCAGTATAAGGAATTAGTTTTACTCTTTCATGATTTGAATAATTTTTTATCAATCTATGATAGGAAACATCACTCTCCATATTATAGTTGAATCTGTTTGAAATCCAAATATTTAATTTTCCCTCAAACTTGTCAATGTTTTGAAGAAAGATTCTTGAAAGAGGTGCAGTATCTGATGTAGTAATATAGTCAAATGATTGGAAATATTTTTCATTCTTATTCCAAATATCATTTGCCAGTTCTTCAGTCATATTAAAACATCCCTTTGGAAGAACTGTATTCCAAAGGGAAAAAATACTATCAAGTTTTAATCCAAGTTCTTTACAGATGTATTGATGGTCTTTAAGACATCCATAATGATGTGATAGATGTAATACTTTCATAAAATTTTTGTGGGCAAAAACATCCCTGGAATTCCACTAACATCTCTTCTCATGAGCATCTTCTTCACTGGAGATCTAAAGTCGGTATTACCTATTCTATAATAACTTTCATCATCTGTCAAAATTTCATTATAAAAACTATCGGAATCTTTTTTACTAAAAGAATTTTCACTAATCTTTCCTGTCGTTACAGCACTCCATTCATACTGACGAAAGAGTGGCTCATCAAATGAGTAAACGTTGTAGAGTTTGTGTATCTCAGCAAATCCAATATCTAAATGATTTTCAATTTCATATCCATGATGATATGCAACTCTACGACAAACATCAACATACTCTTTTGAAAAGTATCCAATGGCATGAGTAGCGAGCATATTATAAACTCTTACAAAATCATCACTGATTTTCTTTATATGCACAAAAGGTCCAGAGTGATTCATATATCTACCCCAGTGAGAGATACCAAGATATAAACTATCAGTATCATCTGGAATTTCAATCTCGTCTACAAATTCTTTATTCAGAGCACAGTCATCTTCAAGAATAATAAATGGTGGTTCAATATCCATACTGAGGATGGCATGATGTGAACGAGCACACCCAATAATACGACCTGCTTCATGTCGGATAGCATTGAATCGATAAACATACTTGAATCCTGCATTCTTCAGCATAGATTCAGTATGCTTTCTCTTCTCATCCTCACCTTCCAGATTCACATAGTAAACTGGAATATCAGTCAGTTTAATTTTCATAATACAGACAATAAAGAGTTTACCCGATTTACATATGTGTGATGTTTTCTAATGTAATCTTGATTATCACGAAGAACATCTTTGGTTGCTTTCTTAGAATCTTCTTCGGTCTTTAAGTAAAGTTCAGCAAGATCAGAACAAGCAGTAATTCTACCTTCAAAGAACTTGAGAATCTTTTCAGAGTTAGTTCCAGTCCAACAACCATAACTCATATTCTTAAAGATTCTACAAGGGACATAACCATTATTCAAATGGCATTCTGGTCGCAAATCAAAATTCAAATATGAATCTTTTACCAAACTAACAGATGTTTTACTGTCAATAAATCCCCTTGAAGTAGGACTATATCCTCCACTAGCAATAAATCTCTTGCCATGAGAAGTTGCAACGGAAGATAACTTATAAAAATACTCAGTATTAAGAGAACCAACATAGTTGATGTCTTCTCTATTAGCATCATATAGAACTGGATGCTTTTCTTCAATCTCACCAGGCAATAAATCAGTTGCCCACATAATCACAACAGTCTTAGTATCCTTATCATACCAAGACCAATCATCAATACACTGCCAGTCTACGCCCCAATTATAACCTTCATGATAAACAAGAAGGTTATGAATGTTATCACCTTCATGTTTTTCAAAATCATCCGCAAGGTTATGAATGAAGTATTGAGATGATTCTTCTATAGGGAGATAGTTACGGCAACTATTCTCAGTCAGAACAATACAATCTTTCACCTCATCAGCATAATCTGGATCATCATCACACCAGACTACATCATAATCCAAATAAGAAAACGCTTTAGCAAATCCTAGGTGAATATATGAATGTGTATGAGTATCTGGGGGATGTCCCCAGATAACAACTTTATTGGTCATATCAACTCCGAACTGCAGCGTGATTCTTTTCTAACGCTACAATTTTAGCATCAAATGGAACATTCCATCCACCAGGATTGATACGTGCTGCTTCTGGATAACAATACGATGGAGTAAGTTCAATAGTGGGCGGATTATTAATCAGATAACGATTCATGTGAGATTCATCATGCCAGACAGCAATTAATCCGTTCTCAAAATCCTTTTCAACATTATCTACAATAGTTTGAGACATCTTGAGGAAATGCTCAGGTTTTCCTCCATTGAATCCACCAGCATAATACATGCTACCTTCACCTGCAGGAACAAATGCTGTTGATTCTGGACGACGCTCATAGGAGAACTGACCCTTATCTTTGAACCAAAACCCAGGATGTTGAGTGGCAACCAAATCACCAAGAATTTCATCACCAACTTTATCTTCAATTCGCATATCTACATCCATGTAGAAGCAATAATCAAACTGAGAGATGTATTCCTTTTCCTTTACGAAATAATGATACCTTTTAAGAGTAGGAATTGGCCAAGGTTCATGCTCAATCTGAGAGATTTTGACGTTATCCGATACTTCTTCAATCTCGTGGTTGGTGAATACTAATGCTGAGATATCATGTCCATTCAAAAAGTTTTCTTCTACAGACTCAAGGAGTTGTTCAACAAATTGAATGTACTTATTTGTTGCGATGTTTAGAATACAAATTTTCATTTAGCTTTATTCATTGCAGATTCAATAACCACATGCATATCCATGTACTTATATTCTGATAGTCTACCACCAAACAAAACATTGGTCAATGACTTTGCAGAATCTCCATACTTCTTATACAGAGTCTGATTTGCATCATCATTTATAGGATAGTAAGGTGTCAATCCTCTCTCATAAGTTTGTGGATATTCTTTTGTAATTACTGTATGGTCAGTTTTGGCACCTTCAAAGTGCTTATGTTCTATGATACGAGTATATTTTCTACTCATGTCACAATAATTTATAACTGCATTCCCTTGGTGATTTTCCTCTTCCAATCTTTTTACATCAAATCTCAGAGAACGATAATCAAGTTCACCATACTGATAATCAAAGTATTCATCAATCTTTCCAGTATAGACAACAGTTTTTGCCAGTGAATTAAAATATTTTCTATCAGAGAAATAATCTGTATTCAATTTGACTTCTATACCATCCAACATATTTTCAAACATCTTAGTATATCCACCAATAGGAATACCTTGATACTTGTCATTAAAATAGTTGTTATCGAATGTAAATCTCAATGGCAGACGTTTGATGATAAACGCAGGCAAATCAATTGCTCTACGACCCCACTGCTTTTCGGTATAATCTTTAATTAGTGTATAGTAAATATCATTACCAACTAGCGATAGTGCTTGTTGCTCAAGATTAAAAACTGGACCCATATATCTTTGTTGGTCCAATATGAGTTGTGCAGAATCTGGAGTTTTTACTCCCCACAACTCATAAAAAGTATTCATATTGAATGGCAATGAATACAGTTTGCCATTCGAATATGCTTTGGGTGAATTTATAAAATTATTAAACTCAGCAAATCTGTTTACAAATTCCCAAACTTTTTTATTACTTGTATGAAATATATGAGCACCATACTTGTGAACATTGATACCATCAACATTCTCTGTATAGCAATTACCAGCAATATGATCTCTCTTGTCAATGATTAGGCATTTCTTTCCGGCATCAGTAACTAATCTGGCAAATGTAGTTCCAAATAGTCCACATCCAACAATAAGATAATCATACTGCATTAAAAATTAACCCCCACATTCTTTCAATTATATGACCTTCATATGGATTATATTTGAATACTCCATCGTAGTCAACTTGCTCTTCATATGTTAGAAACGTTATAAGTTTCTCATAGATTTCTTTTTTGTTATTCAAAATCAAATCTTTTGTTATGCAGAAAGAACCATTTGATTTAAATGTAACTTCCTTAGGACATTTTTTCTCAAAAACCTCTTCATAGATTGTCTTCAGAGTTCTGTTAAAATCATTTGGGTGACCAGAAGCGATTGGATAGATTCCTGGAGCACCATTCTCATCGCAAGTTTTATACTGTTCACCATACCAATTAAAGTAGTTCTCAGCATCTTGCAACATCAAATCATTATCAATATAATCAAAGAAAGATGGGATATTATCAAATGGCCATGCTTGTGTAAAAACAATTAGGTCAGAAAGATTATCATAATTTTCAACAATGTGATATAAAAATGATTCAGATTCTCTACCAAGATTAGGTCTATTGATTACTTTTATATTCTTTGATTTTATGCCAGGACTTGTATTTCCTTTATTATAAATGTAGATATCGATTCCCTCTTCATCAAAGTCAGATATCCATCCAACGTTTTCACTGTATCTACTAAGAACAATCGATTTTGTAAGAGACATTATCAATACCTATATTGATGTAATTTGTGTGCAAAGAGAATTACTTTGTCCTTATAAAAATAATTTCCATCATCAAGAATCAATCTTGATGGAACACCACAGTTGTGAAGTGTATCATAAGAATATGATTCATCTCCATTTCTAATAGAGTGGTGTGCATGAGAATGAAAACTATAGTCTAAAGGTATGTAATTAAAATACTTACCAATGATAACATTAATCAAATATTGCTGATAACAAAAGTGATTGATGATTGATTGAAGTTCCTGATGAGTTTCTGCATACAACTCTGAAAGAGTTTTAAAGTCTTTCTTTCTACCAATTAGGACACCAGTATTCATCTCCTTATAGTTTTTTATTTCTCCTGGTTCAATATCATATCTACTTTTCAAGAAGTCACATATTCTACCAAAAGTTCCAGGGTCTTTGATGTCTTCAAGTGATGAATTTAATTTGTAATTAAAATTTGCAAGGAAAGTATTTTCTGGAAGACTTCTAATCATTTCAAGTTCTTTGTCAGAAAACTCTCTTTGAAGAATAATATCTCCATCGGTAAAGATGATAATATCTTCATCATCACACTCTGGAAAGAAATTTACAAACTCACCATGCTGTATGCATCTATTTGAATTTTTTGCTTTGATATCTTCCCAAGGAATATACTTTTTAGTGATGCCATAGGTGTTGACATCTACATCAATATCATCAACCAGAAAAACATATTTCTGAACTTTCTCAGTATTGCTAGAATAACTTTCTAGACAATCATTAAAAATTTTTGTTGAAAAATAATTTGTATCTGCGCCAGTGCATAAGAATATATTTTTCATAATACTTCCCATCCTTCACAATACATGTCTTTAGTTTCTTTATTTACACACTCACCACCAAACCAATTCTTAGGTGCAATAACTTTATTACTATCTGATAACCAAGCACCCCACCAACTATAAGAACTATTGGCAATGATGTGATACTTACACAGAGTCATCAAACATAAATCACAATCAGTTGAGTTACCTTCAGCAATCATAAATCTATCACCAGAAAATAATTCTTGCTCTTTACACCATTCAGGATCATCAGAAAAAACAACTACAGGAAGTTCTGGAAGTCTAGAAAGTCCTTCCTCATAATATTCCATTGTTTGTGTAGGATGATTTGGATTGACTACATAATCACCTCTACGGATATGAAGTGAAATCATATCTTCATTAATAAATCCCTGACAAAGTTCTAACAGATCTTGTTTGAAGGTAAAGTCTTCCCTAATTTCATCTTCAATATTCTTGAAATACTTTTCTGTTTGAAAGTATCCAAGAAGATCTACATTATCAGGACATCGGTTATATAACCTCTCATCAAAGTGATGAATTTTCTCTTGAATCACTGGTTGCTGATAAACACCCAATTGATTCTTTCTTTCTAATGCAAAAACATCATAGAGTATGATATCAGAGTCCTTTACATTTTTATCAACCTGCCCAAAAACTTCCCTTGGAGGAATTACAAAATCATACCCACGATGCCTTGCAATTCCCTTCAAAGAAGCGTATTGAAACATTTGATTGGCAAGTCTACCAAGATTGCCAAGATTATTGAACGAAATCATTATACCATTCGTAAGTTGATTTAATACCTTCCATCAAATCAATCTTTGGTTCCCACCCAAGCGATTTAATTTTATCTACATTCAGAACTTTGCGCGGAGTGCCATTTGGTTTTGATGTATCCCAATCAATACCACCAGTGAATCCAACAACACTAGAAATGATGCTTGCAAGTTCTTTGATGGTGACATCTTTGCCCGTCCCAACATTGATTGGTTCTGGTTCATCATACTTCAGCATGGCAACAAAACATGCCTCTGCTAGGTCATCAACATGAAGGAACTCCCGCATCGGAGAACCATCACCCCATAGAGTTACTGGATACTGATAAGAACCACCAAGATCATGACCGATAACATTTTTGCCAGCATCAAGTTTACGAATCAATGCAGGAAGAACATGTGATGTTTCAAGGTCAAAGTTATCATTAGGACCATACAAATTCGTAGGCATCAAAGAGATTGCATTGAATCCATACTGCTGACGATATGCCTGACACATCTTGATGCCTGCAATCTTAGCAATTGCATAGGCATCATTCGTTGGTTCTAGAGGACCTGTCATTAGATACTCTTCTTTGATTGGTTGCTCACACATCTTGGGATAGATGCATGAAGAACCCAGGAAGAGAAGTTTCTTAACACCAAACTTCCTTGCAGCATGAATGATGTTTGACTGAATCATCAAGTTATCGTAGATGAAGTGTCCAGGATAACTTTTGTTAGCAACAATCCCACCTACCTTTGCTGCGGCAAGATAAACATATTCTGGTTCGTTACTTTTGAAAAACCTTTCAACATCATCTTGTCTTCGCAAGTCGAAATGACTTGAAGGTGTTGAAAGAATGTTCGTATATCCTTTTCGATGAAGCATACGAACAATTGCCGAACCCACAAGACCTGTGTTTCCAGCAACATAAACGCGACTCTCACTGTCCATAAAGCACCATGTCCTCAACTAATTCTGTAAAAGAAATTTTGGGTTCCCAACCCAGTTTTTCCTTTGCCTTAGAGGCATCACCCAATAAAGATTCAACTTCAGCGGGTCGAAAATATTTAGGGTCTACCTTGATAACTGTTCTCTTAGTATTCCAATCATATCCGACTTCATTAAGACCTTCACCCATCCATTCAATCTTCATACCGAAGTAAGGTGCTGCTGCTTCAACAAAGTCACGAACAGAATATTGAACGCCAGTAGCAATCACATAATCATCTGGTTCATCTTGTTGAAGCATCAACCACATTGCTTCTACGAAGTCTTTTGCATGTCCCCAATCCCTTCTTGCATCAAGGTTTCCGAGAGATAATACGTCTTGTTCCCCAACTGAAATACGGGACAATCCTCTGGTAATTTTGCGGGTAACAAACGTCTCCCCTCGTCGGGGACTTTCATGATTGAAAAGTATTCCAGAACTTGCGTGTAGTCCATAGGATTCTCGGTAGTTTTTGACGATCCAGTATCCGTAGAGTTTAGCAACACCGTAAGGTGAGCGTGGATAGAACGGAGTAGTTTCTCTTTGAGGAACTTCTTGAACCAAACCATATAACTCTGATGTAGATGCTTGATAGATACGAACCTTATCTTCCATCCCCAAGAGACGAACTGCTTCCAGAATACGAAGAGTTCCGAGTCCATCAACATTACCAGTATACTCAGGAGTTTCAAAAGAAACTTTTACATGACTTTGAGCACCTAGATTATATATTTCATCAGGTTCTACCTTCTTGATAACACCAATGATATTGGTAGCATCAGTCAGATCACCATAGTGAAGTGTAAGATTAGGGTTCTCATAGATATGGTCAATACGATGAGTATTAATAAGAGATGAACGCCTTACAATACCATGCACTTCATATCCCTTTTCAAGAAGTAGTTCTGCCAGATACGAACCGTCTTGTCCAGTGATACCAGTAATTAAAGCAACTTTCATTAAACAGTTTATTTTTTACCATTATACTAAAAAAGGACGGTTTATGCAACCGTCCCATTAGGTCTTTTCATGCACGCCAAGTTATTTTTTAACTAGGTAATAACTAAATCCTAGGCAGGAGTTACCCCATCCGCACCACTTGCTTTTAGGAAGCAAGAAACCAAAGAGGGTCTAATGACTCCACCACCTAGTTTTACGAACTAGGAAACGCGAGGGTCTGTTGACCATCCCGACCAGGGCAGGTTTTAAGTCACTCCGCGACTCGATATGGAGATTCCACATCATCTTTTCTGTAGGCAGGAACACCATCAGGGTCCAACCAGCAAGTATAGTCATGATCTTCCATGGCAGTTAGCAACTGCATTTCATTATCACAAAGATACATATCACGATATCGACCCGTATATGCATCTACTTTTTGAATGCGACAATCGGGCATACCATTGATTTCCAATTTGCCGACTTGAATATAACGATAAGGAAACCGTTCAAGAAGAACGGTGGGTTTTTTCGCCACTTCCATCATGCAACCTCAATAGTTTCAAGATCAGCGTAAATCTGTTCCATCAACATTTCATAATCATCTAGCGGTTCACCTGAAAACACCACTCCATTGTTTTCGTAGAAGCGGCGCACCTTTTTAAAAAGTTTCGGATTCTTTACATCAAGGAAAATTTCGCCATTAGCAGCAGCACGGAGGGTGCTGATGTCTTTTTTGAATTTTTCAGTCAGTGCCATTGTTGTGTTTGGTTTACCCTTGTATTATAAGGTTTTGACTTTATATAGTCAAGGTGCCAGCAAGGAAACTGGCAAGTCCGGATTGAGGGATTTGAACCCCCGACCCCTTCAGCCCAAGTGAAGTGCGCTACCAAACTGCGCTAAATCCGGAGAGGTAGGTTCCTCATCGCCGCCAGTTCTGAACCTACCAAAGGGAACTGCCGCAGTTGAGAGGTGGTGGATGGTGTTTTCCTCTCAACAAAAATAATTATACTACTTTTTATGCCCCCTGTCAAATGGTTCCCAGTGCTCCCAACCATAATGATGCACTGCCCACATCCCAAGAATAGGAACGAATACAAGGAGAAACCCCATGACACCTAGACACCATGGAGTTTGCATCACAGACCTAACGAACAGTTGAACGTGGTTCATCGAAGTATGCAGGTAAAGGACATCCTTTAAAATTTTCTATCTCTTTAACGGATAGAACGAACATAGTTACAAATCCAAGGCAAAAAGCAAAAAGCATTTGAGGAAAGTTGTAGTTCCCCATATAAGCAGTAGGATCAGGTTCATCATCGTGAGGATGAAGATGCTTTGATACTTCTTTTATTCTTTTTTGTCTTTCCTTTTCTTTGTCATCCATTTTAACCTCGGTATCTACCTGGCCATGTTAATTGCATTGCAGAAATTAGCAACGAAATAAAAGTGATTACAAAAATTAAAGATGTCATGCTGGAAAATCCCAATCAGTAATACGGTCTATTTTGTGATGTGGACCCCATCCGCCAGTGTAGATGTAAGGGACAGTGCGAATTGGGCAAGTATCACCAGTACACAGAAGGTCATCTACAATTCTCCAACTTTCCATAACCTCATCTGCATGGACAAAGTTTGATTGATTGCCATTGATAGCGTCATATAAAAGTTTTTCATATCCATCAATCGCTCGTTCTTGGGGATAGGCATGTGTCAAAGTTGCGAGTTCTAGGTCATCATTTAGTCCAGGTGCTTTGATATCCATACGGATATCCAGATGAGGATTAGGCTGTAGACGCATAACGATACGATCATTTACTTCTCCCTCATATAATTTGAGTGGTGGTGCTTTGAGTTTAATTACTACCTCTACACATTGATAGGGCATCTTTTTACCAGTCAAGACGCGAAAAGGAACTCCCTCCCAACGCCAGTTATCACAGTATAGAGTACCAGCAACGAAGGTAGGAGTGTTACTGTTAGGACCAACGCCCTCCTCAGATTTGTAACCGTGGTATTGTCCAAAGATCATGTCCTCCCCTAAACGAGTAGCAGCAAGTACTTTTGTTTTTTCACGGCGAACTTCTCTTGCATCCATTTTGCAAGGAGGTTCCATAGCAATCAATGCAAGAACCTGAAGAATGTGATTCTGTAGCATGTCCCGAACTGCACCAGCAGTTTCATAGTATTGGGAGCGACCTTCACAACCAATAGTTTCAGTTGCAAAAATCTGAACCTCTTCTATGTACTGCCTGTTCCAAAGTGGTTCCAATAATATATTGCTAAAACGAGTGGCAAGGATGTTATTAACAGTATCTTTGCCAAGATAATGGTCAATGCGATAAACTTGCTTCTCGCGTAGATGTCTAGCAACCAAAGTTGATAGATTATCAGCAGATTTATAATCGTGGCCAAAGGGTTTCTCGATAACCACCCTAGTTTGTTCTGGGTCATCTAAACATCCTGCCTCCTTCAGATTTTGAATTGCATCTACATATCTCTCTGGTGGAACAGAGAGGAAGTAAGTCATGTCATCAATATAATCTGGCAAATGTCTCAATGTTTCTGGCACTGACAAATCTACACACTGATAATCTAAATGATGTAAAAAATCATCAGGGTATTCCCCAAGAGATTCTTTCCATTCTCTAACAGTTGGTTGCCTTCTAGCGGCACCTAAAATCAAAAAGTTATCTGGCAAAAGTTCTTTCTGCCAGAGTTTGTATAGTGCAGGGATTAGTTTCTTCTTACAAAGGTCTCCCGTTGCTCCGAAGATAACAATCCCTCTAGTGAGCGGTGCCATTTCCATCGTATTTGTCTGTTTCGTAGTAGTTATTTTCACCCTTTCGTATCCCGAAATATACCGTGGCCAATACAAACGGTATTGAAATCCATCTGAGTGCTTCACCTAACATCATGTCCTCCAAACATGGCACGCATTCCATTCAGAACCTTGGCTGTGAAAGCACCCAGACGGCGCGACTCAAAGCGTGCCCACAACGCACTGCTGATAACAGGAGCGGGTACGCCAAGGTCCACAGCAGCGTGAACAGTCCAACGACCCTCACCACTGTCTGATACTCCCCCATCGAACTTGCTAAGCTCTCTATCGCGGCGTAATACAGTAGCGGTAAGATCGAGCAACCAACTACCAACCACGCTACCACGACGCCAAAGCTCAGCCACCTCAGCAACGTCAATATCATATTGATAATCTTTTGGATTCTCCATAGGAGCAACCTCAGCATCACCTGCCTTAACATACTTGCTCCCAGCATTAGCTTCATGTAGGATATTAAATCCTTCCGCGTATGCTTGCATGATTCCGTATTCGATTCCATTGTGTACCATCTTTACAAAATGACCTGCTCCAGGACCGCCACAACGTAACCAACCTGATTCAGCAGGTGAGATCCAGCTTCCGTCATCGGTTCTAGGGGCAGCATCGATGCCTGGTGCGAGTGCGTCGAAGATAGGACGGCAGACGGATACTGCAGTATCTGAACCACCAACCATAAGACAGTATCCACGCTCCAGACCGTAAACACCACCACTAGTGCCACAGTCAAGATATTGGATGCCCATTTTAGACAACCGTTCTGCCCTGCGTCTAGAGTCCTTAAAATTGGAATTGCCATGATCAATAATAATATCGCCTTCCACACAAAATTGTAGTAGCTCATTAAGGGTGTCCTCTACGGTTTCTGCTGGCACTACCATCATATAAACGCCAGGACCTTTGTCACCGACTACTTGAACAAGGCTTTTAATAGAAGTGGTATATCCACTGATATAACCCGCTTCATATTGTGCTTCAGCTTTTTGAACATTGTTTCTAAATCCATGTACTTCGTGACCAGCAGCAATGAGACGACGGGACATTCCCTCCCCCATTCTACCTAATCCAATCATTCCTACTTTCATACAACCCTCCCAGGTACATAATCCAAATCTTCAAGAATTTCATTTAGCATTTCACCATATTCGTTGAATTGCTTATCACCTGCAATAAAGCATCTTTGCCTGCGCCAGACTGCTTCAGCAAGTCTTCTTCTCTCTTCTTCTGTAAATTGAGTAAATCTGATCATTTAATTAATTCCATTGCACTATGTAGTTCCCTAGAATGCTCCAGTTCATCGTTCAAAATCTCAAGGATTTTGTCATCATGACCGTTGAGTGCTAAGTATTTTGCATATGTTTCTGCCGCGTGAATTTCTACTTCATACGACAAATGGTATGCAGACTTAGGAGCCACCCAGTAATAAACCACATTGACCCAATAATAGATAAGGACGAGGTGTCTGGCAACAAAGCGATCAACAAAATAAGCACTACCGCCCCTACTCTCCATATACTCCAGATGTTCTGTTTCATTTACAGATTGCTCGAAGTGTTCTTTCATCAAATAAAGATGCTCTGGACCACGCAAACCCATACTTTCTCTAAAGTGTAAGACACTTAGAAAGGCAAAGTATGGTGCTCTTGCTATCTCTTCTAGTACCCAAAACCTTGGATAGTCTCTTCCTTTATACAGGAAATCCAAGATAGCAACTGTTATGTTTAATGTAACCGTGTTGAATTTCTTCATAAATCTCCTCCGTCTCTACGACCGATTAGATAACCAAGTAAAATTCCACTCAACCATGCAATATAAAGGTATAGGACACTAACAATAAACTCAATAAACTCAGTCCAACTCATCTTCAAACTCCTCATATAAAGGATCATATAGAGGACAGGGTTCCTCAAATAATAATGCCGTTCTCAATTCTCTGACTTTTTCTTGCAACTGTTCGTAGTCTTCTTCGGTCATTTTTTAAATAAATCTTCTACTTGTTTACGAGCATTAGACATTTTTTCTTTTTCACGTTCAGAATGTTTATATCCATACTTACCATGAAATATAAAATGACCTTGAATAATCATCGTCACACCAAATGAGAACAGGAGAATAACTCCTATCCAATCTATAATGTGATGTTGAGCCATGGCAGTACAGGAGGTATCACTCCGATAAGTCGAAGAAGACCTTCAGCAAAAAGTGCAAGAACAACCCAACCAACACACATACTGATAATCGAAGCATTACGATTATGACGGCGTATTGCAGCATCAATCATCTCCTGACACTCTTGCTGTGTCACTAATTTATCGGGTTTGATTTCACTCATCCTGTGACTCATCTCCCAAGAACTTTGCTGCTGGATCCTTTCTGTTTACAACAATTGAACAGGCTCTTTGATAGAACATATTATCAGTATTTCCAGAGTCTTCAAAAGTCTCCTTAATCTTCACCCAATTGTTGTAGGTGTGGTCGTCCATTTTGCTAGGGTAAAATACACACTAGCTATTATAGTAAGCACTTCAATACCTGCAACAATGTGTTGATATGAACAAAGTGCTTAAGAAAATATTAAATCTTAAGCAAAACGGAGAGAACAGGAATCG